GAGAGCTAACCTCTTGTAGTTAGAGGCTCTGACAACATCGAACTCTATAAACTTCTCGACCTGATCAGCGACCTCGGTGAGACCCATCTTGGTACCCCACCGGAGCACGCCGTCGACCATGAACGGCGTGATCATCGACCCGTCGAGCTTCTCGAGGACCACGTGCGGCTTAGAGACGTCGATCAGCGCGACGTCCTCGCGCTCGCCGAGGTTGAAGAACTTATGGAAACGCCGAGAAGCTACTCGCCCGTCTCGATCGAAGATGAGGCCGCGGAGCTCGCGCATGATCGCAGTCTTGCGATCCACTACCGGAGGGTGCGTGTCTTTACCAGCGACAAGGTAGTTCGCAACGACGTAGCCGTCCCGCTCGCCGATATAGAAGTTCGGGTTGTCACGGACGATCTCGCGAACTTCATCGAGAGTGAGGTTTTTCGGGAACTCGTAGTGCAGCGTCATGAGTAGATTATACCACTCTCTAGCTCAGATGTAAACTACTATTTTATTACTCGCAGCAATATTGTGTCCGCTACGATTCGGCTGCTGAAGCCGACAGGCTTTGTCTTGATCTCATCCATTAGGGTGCGGAGGGTAGGCTTACCACCGGTCAGCACTTTCTGGAGAACCTCCTCGGGCTTCCTCAGCCGCTTGCTGGTGGAGGTGGACTCGCTGTACCCGGTGATCTTCACGTTCTTCACGCCGAGACCTCCGGCATCTTGAGCTCGATAGACGGTGAGCATTCTATTCCGAGTGTTGAACGTCCAGAGCTCCTGAGCGGCCATGATCTGAGCCGGCTCGATTGAGATGAGCTTATACTCCTGATCGGTCTTCTTGAACTTGAGGTTCTTGACAACTTTCTCAACGGAGACAACTCGCGGCTTGCGATTGATTTTGCGGGCCTTCTTTGCGTTGGCGGAGTACTGCTCTGCGTCCGAGACGATCTTGGTGTAGAACTCGAGGAGCTTGCGAACCTGCGGCTTCGTGTAGTTCCGATACCCCTCTTTCAGGTCTGGGTCGGTGCCGGTCAGCACCTCGCCGAGCTCACTCACCATCTTCGAGTAGTACTCGGCGATGTAGCCGGCGTAGACGGGAGGGATGTTCTGGCGCTGCATGTGCTCATACAGGGTGAACTCCTCGCCACTATCGATCAGAGCCTCAATGCCGCCGATGATGTCCCGAGAGCGTTCGCGAGTCGCGGCCTGCACGTCGACGACTTGCCTCTTGGCCTTGACCTGAGTCTCGTCGAGCTCTTGGTTCTGAGACCGCTCGATGGCTCGAGCAACTCGGTCGAGGAGGAAGTCTTTCGAGCGCTCGGTGATCTTACCACCACGAGACATAATGCGGCAGAGCCAGCCGGCGGTGACCGGAACTCTATTGTCTGGGATATTCTTGACAAGCTTCGCCACTTTGTTCTTGCCGATATTCTCCATATACTCGATGATGTACCCGCGGGCATCGGACGCACTGCACATGTAGCTGTACCAGGTGTATGCCGTAGAGAGCTGGAGATCTGTTAGAGTCTCACCGTTGTACCTAGGCTCATCGCCGAGATACTTGAGATTGACCATGTACTCTTCAGTTCGCGAAACACGAGATTTCTTCTCACGCTTGAACTTGCGATCGCGAATCATTCTCTTGGCCATGAGACTATAACCTATAGGTTATTGCGTTGATAGTTAATTATAACATACTCGTTATAGAGAGTAAACAAGAAAGAGGGGGCCGAAGCCCCCTCGATCACTAGGCCGCGTTGGCCATCTCTACCGCGGTCTCAAGAGCTCGAGTCTTGAGCTTGCGATTATAGCCATACCAGGAGTTCACGAGTCGGCTGTCTTGGCTCTTGCCAAGGATGTGATCGGTCATATAGGTGACCGTATTGAAGAGCTGCCAGAAGCTGCCCTTAGCGAACTCAGCGCCTGGCTGGGTATCCACAATTCGGCTCGCTGCTGCGGCCTTATTAGAGATCTTGAGCTCCCCGTCCTGCTGCTCAGTCGTGTCAGACGCCGTCGGGAAGATCGCGCGGAAGTAGTCGATTGCCTGCTTCTTGTTGGCCCGCTTAGAGCCGAGAAACTGAGCCATCTCCTTGTACTTCGCGAGCTTATGAGTAGCGATGCCGAGCATCTCCTTGACGTTCTCGGCTTCAAACTCACGACGATGAGAGATCTTGACCATGCGCTCGACCGTAGAGTTAAGTGAGAGCGAGAGGGTGTTGTTGCAGACTACTCGAATCGGCGTAAAGCGCACGTCAGTTGAGAAGCCGTACTTGTGAAAGTTGGAGAAGAGCAGGTAGGAGTCGATGCGATCGCCCTTGAAGAGCTCGAAAGAGTCCTTGACCTTAGCGAGACCCCACACGATCTGACCACCCTTGAGCGAGCCGGCCGTGTGCATTTCCATGTCGCCGGCCATGACGTACTCGTTGAAGAAGTCAAATGCCTCTTGGTTCTGGACCGGATTCCAGTCCTCGGAGACGACGTCGATCACGGAGTTGTCCACGTTGCGAACCAGAGCCGAGCGGCCGACCGCGACCTTTCTACCACCGACCGTTGCGTACGCAGGAATCTTCTCGACGGTCCAGTCGAGGTCAGCCGCCTTCAGCATCTGAGTCGGAGTCAGATCAGCTGGGACTTCCTTGCCGAGACCATGCCATGGAGTCTTACCGGTGTACGCGATGGAGTACCTGTCATTACGCTTTTCAAGTTCGTGAGCCATTGCTAAACTTCCTCTATGTCTTAAGGATGAGAACCATCCAATAAGAGTATTGTACAACTATATCATATAGCTGTACACAGGAAAGTGTGAAACTTTATTACTTTTTAGTAGAGAGTGGAGATCTTATGGTTCTTGAACATCTTAAGGACAGCAGGAATGTAGTCCATGGTCTTCTTTACGAAGAGCTGGGGGTAGTCACAGTCCACTCCGATCAGGATCGCTATCTGGGGAATTGACACACCTGTCCTCTCCGACGCCATCATGGCGTAGCAGGTCGACTGTAGGAAGTACCCGAGGATGTGCTCCTCTCTCTTCTCTCGAGAGGAGGTCTTATAGTCGACGATGGACTTGATTCCGTTGAATCGAGCGATGAGGTCGGTCTTACCGGCTGTACGGAGCTTGTGAGAGTAGAGCGGGTGCTCGATGCCGTAGATCACGTCGACGTTCTCGTCTAAGATCTTCCTCATGCCGTCGAACATGACCTTGTTGGTTGGCATGACCTTGTCGAGGTACGTCGGGTCTCCGAGAACATACTTCTCTAGAATGTTGTGGACTCGAGTCCCGCGGGAAGACGCCTGAGCGGAGATGCGGTTGGCCTCAGCCTCTCCAACGCGTCTTCGCCACTCGTATAGACCACTCTTGTCTGAATACTTGCCAATGACTGTGGTGACGGACGGATACTTCTCACCAGTAGGAGTCGTGTAGTATCTACAGTCGTTTATGGTCTCGGATGGTAGCTCGAAACGCTCAAAGAATTCATGCTTAAACACTGATACCTAGTCTGTCTTTAGTAATGATGTAGTCTTTCACGAGAGCAGAGCGAACTATATCGTTCTGATCAAAATCTACGAACTTAAAGGAGTTCATCTCCTTGATAATCGACATGAACTTAATGATGCCGGAGCGCTCGTTCTCTCTCCTGAAGTCTGACTGTCTAAAGTCGCCGCACATCAGGACTTTGCAGTTCTTACCGATGCGAGTAATTACAGAATCGAGCTCACCCAGGTCCATATTTTGAATCTCATCGGCGATAATGATGCAATCATTAAAAGTAGTGCCGCGTACGAAAGAAGTAGATATGAACTCCAAGTAGCCCTTAGTCGATAGAGTTTGATAGGCATCTCCGCGCCCAAAGAGCTCTGTACAGATCGCAGTGTAAGGTGCCTCATATACCCTCGACTTATCCTTGTTGTTTCCAGGAAGGAATCCCATATCTCTCGTAGGTACTACGGATCGAACTATTACGACTTTCTCATATGGAGACTTTCCATCCATTACCTGCTTAAGCGATAGGTAGAGCGAGAGAAAGCTCTTCCCTGTACCTGCCACTCCGTGAAGGAGAATATTCTTATCTTCGATGAAGTGCTCAAACACCTGCTTTTGGTTCTGAGTGAGAGGCAGTATGCTTCTTATCTGAAATGTATGCTTGAATAGATAGTCGTATCCTACACTCTCGTCTAATCCAGCCTGTCGAAGTTTTCTCTTCTCTTTTCTTGTTAGTCTCTTCTGCTGCTGCATCTTACTCTACTAAAAGGTGTTGACGGTAGACTTCGTAATACCTTTCGAATGTTTTTTCTTGATCTCTTTCAGCTTGTCCCTGAAGGCCGCATCGGGTTTTCTCAGACCAAGCCTAATCGAATCTCCAATTGCCGGAGCTCCGATAACCTGCTCTAGATGTGGGTTGTTCTTGAGAAACTTATCGAGTGAGGATATCGACATGGTCTCGATGATCTCCTCTCCAGTCTTCTTGATTCTAAAAGTATAATTTGGCATCAGTATTACTCGTCTTTATATTTATCTAGAGTATGCCGATCCTCGTCGTCGTAGTCGTCGTTCTGCTCGAGCATGCCGTCGATGTCTTTAGTACGCATAGCTCGCTCCATGCGCTTAGCGCGCTTACGATCTAGATACTCCGACTTACGGCCATACGGGCGATAGTCAAACTCGTCGTAGTCGTCGTAGTACTTACTTCTACTTTTGCTCATCTGGCAGCAGTCCCGGAAAGGCCTCCCTTATTATCTTAGCGTCGATGCCCTTGTACGGCATCTTCTTGTCTTTGATCGCGCAGAGAAGATCGGCGTCGGCCGGCGCAAGCGACTCGAGCAGCTGGATGAATAGTGTCTCTCGACGGAGAGGCTTTAGGTTGTCATTACCTCCCTTCACGAACAGGTAGAGCTTCCTCACCTCGGCATATAGCACACTCTCCAGATCTGGAAGATCGTTCTTCTTAAATGGAG